GTTGAATAGATTACAAATTCTGTTGAACAGAACGCGAGAGGAATATGTGACAAAAGTTGATAGCAGTGCGTCAATGAATAGATTGTTCAGCAGGCTCGACGCAATAGACGCTAAGATGGATCGCATATTAGAACGGAAGTAAAATGCTACGTTTTCTTATAGTAAGTTTTTTCATTATTTTTGGCAGTTTTGTTTACGCTGAAGATGACACAATAAATACGAATACTAATATAAATTCCAGTGGGTCTATGGATACAACTATACAAAGCCCACCACCATCAGCTATATCGCCACAAGTTAGCACAAGCGGATCTGACTTATGCGTCGTGGGGATCTCAGGAGCAGTGCAGACGCAGATATTAGGTATCTCTGGCGGCAAAACTGTGAAGGACTTAAACTGTGAGCGCATTCGAGCAAGCAAACTACTGAGCGATTTAGGAATGCGTGTGGCTAGTGTGTCACTGTTATGTGCCGATGATAGGGTCAAAGAGGCAATGAAAAACGCTGGCACGCCCTGCCCAATCAATGGAAAAATAGGAGATGAGGCCAGACTTGAATGGGAGATGAAAGCTGTGGAAGCGCGTATTAGCGAAGACCAGAAAAATCTAGTAGAAAGGCTGTTTGATGAACAAGCTGAAACAAAAGTTGGGCTGGGTGTCATCATTGGCACTCTGTTTATGTTACTCTTACTCTAACGCAGAGCCATACAGTTATTGGGCGAGTACCAATGCCGCCAAAAATGGTTTAAGCTGGGGGATGTCATCTGTCTTACCATCAATTGGCGGCGTCGATATAAATGGCCTGATTTACAGATACACTACAGAAAAGGAAACAGACGCGGACATGAAGGTCACTGTGGGTAATCTAAACTTTGGCGGCGATGGGTATTTATTTAAGGAGACTGACGATTGGTCAGGCGTTCCATCAAATACAATAACAAAGTCATTTCCATTAAATAATATTCCGCTAGAAAATTGGGGTGATGGGTCTATCACAGTGGAAGGTGAGGGAACTGTTAAGGATGCTACAGTTGTATATACATTCCGCGTTGACGAATGTTATGACCCACAGCTAAATCCAAGTTGCGCTGGGTATAAGAAACCTATCCCAGAGATCCCAGAGGTTGAGGTTTATAATGCACTGGAAGACGACGCAGTTGTCGATGCAATCCAAGAGGAAGAATACGAATATCCAGACGAGGCTAAGATCCCAGAGGATGACGAGGACGACGATAAGCCAACAAAAATAGAGCTGGGTCTGATGTCGGCTGAGAATGCATTGACTATGTTTCAAGATTATAATCAAAACGAGCTTATCAACATGATTAACAATCAAACCAATTTGCAATCATACTATGATCTTGCTCTAAATGGTGGTATATACAAAGATAAGTATCAGCTAAGTCAAAACCAAATGCCAGATAATAAGAAGGCATTGCGTAATAATTTAGCACAACAACTAAAGCATGAACAAATGGTAGACATGCAGTACAATAAGTGAGGTTAATATGAAATATTTAGCAATACCACTATTAGCACTAGCTACACCAGCTTTTGCAGATAGTGTCGATATAGTGGGCAACGTGTCTGCAAAGTGTATAATTCAGACAACCAAAAGTGGTGTATTCGGATCTCCAACGGCAAATAAGTTAAGCACAAGCCCAAGTGATGGCGGAATACATCCAGAGGTTAGAATAGATGTGGCGATTGCAAACAGCTACACAGCTAATATTACGCATCCTACAACATTTACCTCATCACCATCCCTAAATGACACTGTGACGTGGACAGGATCTGTCAGCGTCGTTAATACGAGTGACGCGGCTATGTCATCATATGATACCAACAAGACCACTGCTGGGGCTACTACAAGCTACTCGTTAACGACTGCTGGCTCTACTTGGTTTGCAATATCAAGCGTTGCTGAATATGGCGGTGGCAAGCCGTTTACAGGCGGAACGTATACAGCGCAGGCTACAATATCGTGTATACCTACCTAAAAGCACTTGTAATTGCTACGTTATTGGGGTCTGGCGTATCTGCTCACGAACAGACCCCAGCCTACCCAAAAAAGCAGTATTCCACAGTGGATGGAATTGTTAAATTTGAGCTATCAATTTTTAACTCAAGGGAAGAGGTAAAATATTACCAGATTGGTGTATTTGATAAAAATTTTGTGGGTCTTCCATTTTCGTCAAAATATAGGATAATGAAAGTCGATTACAAAACGAGAGTAAATTTTGATGTATATGTTAGGAAAGTTGATTTGGATCGAGCAATGTATATTTGCACAAAATCAAAATTACTAAAAGATAACAAATCTAAGCCATTTGTGTCATCTTTGATATGCTCAAAAATTATGGTGGAAACTAAATGAAATATGCAATCATTCTATCCTTAATTGCTGGCAGTGCGTTTGCCGATAGCTCGTCACTGTCTCTGGCGTTACCGACGCCAAATCTGAATACACAATCCGACAGAATAAGATCTGGCAGTATTGAATGCTCGAACTCTATCTCAGGCTCGACACTTCTGGAATACGGCTTAACTGGCCTGCTGTCTGGCCTTAACACTGACGCGAGAGGCAAAGATATTGGCGTTTATGCTCGCATTGTTATTCCACTGAATGCACCAAAAAAGCGTATTGAGTGCCAGAAACTATTTGAGGTGGAGCTGTTGCAACGCAAAATGGAAATTCGCATGTTGCAGGAAGAGCTGGACGCCATGAAAAACTTGCAATCTTCAGAAATGGAATTTGAGAACTAATGGTCGATACAACTAAAATTGCAGATGGTATTGATGGTTTAGCTGACCGCCAACTTAAAGCTGGGGGCATGAAGTTGACGGCTGGCTCTATACTAGCAATATTTGCATTCCTGTCTACAGTTGGCTCTGGCTTATATGGTGGCCTGCTGATGTGGCAAAAGATCGAAGAGCTGGCTAATTTAGACATATCCGCATACCAACAGCAAATGGATGTGATGGATGCAAAAGTTACAGGCATATCAGAGAAGGTCGAGGAGAGCGTAGAATATAGCCGTGATATTAAAAATAATTTACGTGATGATCTATTGCGCGTTGAACAGCAATCAGATCGGATTGAGACAATGGTTCGTAAGACTGAGGATAAAGTCAGGGAAATGATTGATAAGGCTGAGGTGCGCTTTGAAAATCAACGAGAACGTGTTAGAGTTTCACAAAGCGGCGAGATGAAAGAACTTGAAGATAAATTAACGAAGAAACTACAAAGGGCGCTAGACAATCCTCTGGCGGATTAACATGGATGAATTTAAAAAATTTGACGTAGATGGTAATGGATCAATTGATCAGGCTGAATGGGATCGCATGGCGCTGGAAGACAGGCGCTTACGAATGCAGGATGAAGACGCCCAGCGTGATGCAATTAGATCAATGACGTGGTTTGCGCTGTTTGGGATGTTGCTTTATCCATTCGCTGTGATTGGCGCTGTAATTTTTGGATTAGACGAAGCCGCCAAAATTTTAGGATCGATGGCAAGTATTTACTTTGTGTCTGTTGCTGGTATCGTATCTGTGTTTTTTGGGGCAAATGCTTTAGCGAAAGGAAAAGATAAATGATAGCTGGACTAGGATTGTTAGGTAAAGTTGCAGATCTTGCTGGAACTATGATTGAGGGCAAAACTGCTGTAAAGCAGGCTGAAGCCCAAACTAAAATGAAAATAGCTACAGGTGAGCTTGATTGGGATCTAGCCGCCATGAAAGCTACAGATAACAGCTTGAAAGATGAGTGGATAACTCTGCTCTTCTCGATACCATTAATTTTAGCGTTTTGTGGTGATTGGGGTAATGAAATTGTGCAAGATGGTTTTGCCGCACTATCTAATATGCCTGATTGGTATCAATATAGTCTTGGTGGCATTGTGAGTGCATCAATTGGGATGCGTGGTGTAAGTAAATATTTTGGGGGTAAAAAATAATGTCAAAAACAACAAAAGCGGCAAAAGGCTTGTGGACGAATATTCACAACAAGCGAAAAAGGATCGCGGCTGGTAGTGGTGAGACAATGCGTAAAAAAAATGCTAAAGGTGCGCCGACAAATGAGGCGATTAAAAAATCACAAAGAAAAAAGAAAAAGGCATAGCTATGACAGAAGCGATGAAAAAATTGCAAGATAAAGTCGGCGTTGGGGCAGATGGACATTTTGGCAAAAATACTGCTAAGGCCATTGCTCAGTATTATGAGTTATCGAATGAGAGAGCCGCCCATCTAATGGGTCAGGCGAGCCACGAAAGCGGTCACTGGCGGCATACAAGAGAAAATCTGAACTACAGCGCGGATAGTATGATGCGCGTCTGGCCTAGTCGATTTCCTGATCTGGCGTCCTGCGAGGGATATTCTCGAAACCCAACAGCATTAGCTAACAAAGTTTATGGTGGTCGCATGGGCAACAATACTGAAAATGATGGCGCTTTATTTTCTGGAAAAGGTTATCTTATGATCACAGGGAAAAATAATTACAGGGCATTCAGCTCTGACATGGGCTTACCTGAGATTATGACAGATCCAGATCTGGTGGCTACAGATTATGCTTTTGACACGGCAATGTGGTTCTTTAATAAAAACAAGTTATTCGACATTGCAGACGATGGTGTGAACGACGAAACAATATTGAAGATCTGTCGCCGTGTGAATGGTGGTACACATGGTTTATTGGATAGAACTTCTGAGACAAACAAGATTTATGAGTGGCTCAACGCATAACAATAAAATCGGTAGAGCTGGTGAATTTTTAGCTCTATCGAGATTATCATTCGCTGGCATTTCCTGCATTTTAGTCCAACATGAGATTGACGATGCATACTTGAAGACGCCAAGCGGTAAATTACTGACTTTACAGGTCAAAACAGCCAGCAAGAAAACAGGAAATGCGAGGCAGTATAGGTGGAACACACAGCCCCTTGGCAATAATAAAAAATCCGATGTGTATGCTCTGGTGGCGTATGACATCAAGAAAATTTATTGGGCTAGGGGTGACGATCCCATAATAAAGAAAACGTCAACTCGATTATATCCAGATCAGTTTGTAGATGAAGAAAAATTATTAAATCAAGTAATAAACAGCTTCATAGATTAAATAAACTTCTTGATGATTTGCGCTGTTAGATTTATTTAGACGTGTGGGTAGTATCGGGCATGAAACTACCCACACGATATATTTATTTTAGCTTGAAGTAAACGTAACGCAGAGACTTAGCGCCAGCGTTGCCAATAATTGGCGTTGTTTTCTCGTAAGCACGATCAACTAATTTTTGACGATACATAACATTAAGCGTCCACGCCACATCAGATACACCAATAGAACTGCTTAACGCTATCATAGTTGTCGTGTATCTTTTATAACTTTTCATATGCTTTAGAATAGCGTCATACTTCTTTTTCGGAATAGGCTTGATCTTACGAAGATCGCTATCAGTAATAAAATTTTTGTGTGAAGGCTTGTTAACTGTAATCTGGCGCGGCCTCTCAAAAGTTTTATTTATTTTATTTCTGAGGCCACGCTTGATTTGCTCTTGCTCAAAATTGTATAGCAAGTGGGAATACATGATCTCATATTTAAATGTAGGCTCATCCCTCATTGCTTGGGCGACTTGTTCTTTCGTCGCATAAGCGAAAGCTGGTGTTCGAGGTTGTTCAATATTGCAAGTTGCTCCTGCATCATCCAGATGTAGAAACTCCTCGTCCGAACTTCCTTGCCCTTCAGATCTTCCTGCACATTTTCGTTGAGCTTGATTGCCCTCGTCACGGCTTGGTAACAATCTTTGGTTTTCATTTAAATTCTCCTCATTCATCATTTTCACGCCTAACAAATTTTCCTTGAGCATCCAGCGCTGGGATTAGCCTGTTAGGTTTTTCTGGCATCTCTGGCAGTATCAAGCCAGTGCCAGCGCAGTTTGTGCAATCAGCTTTTTCATACAGGTAAGTTTCATGAAAGATATTATAATCTTTTTCAAATAGCGTTTCGCCTGCGCCATCACATTCTGGGCATGGGTAATATTTACTTGCCATTGGATAATCCCTTCGGTCTGAGTTTTGGTACAATAAATGACGAGCTGATGTAGCTTGTCTCGATGCACTGAGCCATGCTGTCCATTTTTTCATATGGCTTGTAGACTGCTGGCAATGCTTCACCACATTCACGCGCACTGCGATAGAGCGTGGTGTCTTGTAGCTCCACGCCGCCAATGACATATGTGAGAACGAGTGTTGTGTAAAATGTCATACTATTTCCCTTTTCTTAACAAATAAGTAATCGTTCTTTTTGTTATGCAAATTAAAAGATTTTAATGTTTCATATTTAATATCTTTTAAATCTGTATTTAACTGTAAACCAAATTCACTTAAATATAATTTAAAATCGGTTAATGATTTTTTACCAAAGTTTGGAAAACTTAAAAAAAATTTATCGGATCTCAATATTACATCATAAAAATATATAGGGTTACGAATGCTTTTATTTTTTTCTGGTTTGCTATATGAAAACAAACTATTACCAACCATATGATTTAAGCATCCCCAAACGCGATTTGGGAAAAAACCTTGCTCAATCGTGCTAAATAATAATTTATATAAATATGGATCTGAGCTTTCAAGATTATGAAATAAAAATATTTTAAGGCTTAATTCATCTAAACTATTAATTGCAGATATAGTTTCAATGCGATCTGTGTAAACTTTATTTTCAATTACTAATTCGCCCTTATCAACTGTTGGCTCAAACGATGGAACAAATGGTGTTTTCGTTGGGGAAATTGTCTCTATAACTTCACCTAATTTTTCCCTGACACTGGCAACATAAACTGGATCAAACCTATCAATAGTAATGTAAGTGCAAATGTACTTACACCCACCATCTAATTTATCTTTATAATTTGGTATAATTTTTGCATACACCTCATCTGCTGGTTCTATCCAATCCAGATGCTTAAAATCTGCTAAAAGTTTTTTAGGCAAAAACACTTGGTCATGCTCATCTTTGGTAAAAGCAAAACCAAAGCCATGCTCATGTATTGATTTAATAATTAATGTTTGCATAGTCATCTCCCTAGCTCCTTTGCAGTAACTGTTTTCATAAAGGTGTCTTGCTTACTGAAGATATGAATAGGCTTCTTTGTGTACTTGCAGAAATCTTCAGCTTGCTTGAGTGCATCAGCCTTATGTTTATAAAACCTCTCCCAATCCCAAGGCCAATAGTTATCGACACCTAGCTCATCGACTTCGCCTACTTTCCAAAGTCCCTTATTATTCCAGACAACTAATGCGTTAGTCATCCAGTGATCTTCTCTTTTATCACCTGTCTGCATTTTATTCTCCTAAGTTAATGTTAATAAATTGATCCAGAAAAACTATAATCTCTGGAAGGTGAATGCAGGCTAGGGCAAATAATGCCATAGCCACTCCATCTTTGATCATTGTAATGTTCATGCCGCCACCTATTCGTGGAACTGAAGTAAATTGCTAAAATCTACATCGTAACCATCAAGGGCATATAAATCATTATTACAGTTACCACCAACATCGTGATAAATATAACCGCCAGCAACTAACGATCCAAAAGTACCCTCAGCTTGCTTCTGCGTCCAGCCAGCATTTACAAGATCTTCAGCTCTCGCATATACCCAAGGGTCGTCAACTAAATCTGCAACACAAGTGCCGCCCATAACATCCAAGCAATTTTTGATTAAGGCAGTCATTGCGGCGCTTTGATTTTCAGTAAGTGTCATTTTGTATTCTCCATTTGTGTTTATATTATTTAAGTAATCTAACAGATTATGAGATAGGGTCAAGCACTTAATATATCATTTATATATCATTGTGCCTGACCTGAGCAGTTATTTACGCTCGTAATCTGCCCATTGCTGGTACATTTTTTCCCAGCCCCATTTTACAAATTTAGCCATGTCATCGCCTTCCTCGATGCCATGATTAAACGCAAATTGTTTTAGGGCTGATGTAAGCTCAATTTCTGGAAACTCAACAGCCAAATCGATTGCTTCATTGTAAGCATTTTCCCAAGTTGTATTCATTATACTGTCTCCTCAACTTGTAATTCTTTGAAACCAACAAATGCACATTCAAAAACTCTTCTGCGCTCAGGAAGTATTTCGCCATCGTGCCTTTGTGCATCAACAATAAACCTATCAAACGCCATTGTAGATCGCAGACCTAATCCATCTTCCCTACGATCTAATGCAGTAACATCTTTATTGAAATCACCATTTATAATAGAGCTACCATCTGCAATAGTAATTATAGAAAACTCGTTAGACCAAGATCCCTCAATGTTATTTGTCCATCGGTATGCATACTCAAGAGCATCATTAATTGTTTCATATGCAGATATTTCTACTGGGATTTGCACTTCTGCAACTGATGTAAATTCTTCAATATTGCCAGTTTCGCGGTTACGATTTGCATGTTGTACTGTGATTTTCATTTTGTATTCTCCGTTAATGTTTGTGTTTATTCACTCAATATATCAGGTATTCAGATGCGGTCAAGCGGAAAATATATCTTTTATATATCATTATGTTGTTGACGCCATCTGAATACCTGTTATATTGAGTAAATAACATAAACACAAACGAGGAGATTTGTTATGGATACAATTAAATTAGGCTTTACAATCAAGGCTTCAAAAAAAGATCGTCAATACTTCAATAGTGAAATTGATAACTTTTATATAATGGTTGATGAAAATGAGGGAAATCTTTCAAGTAAAGATTTGGAAATCAGATACTTGGAATTTTTAAAAGATGTCATGGAAGGCAAGGCTCTTACCAAAGAGTATGGCGTTGATGTTATAAAAGAATTTATTGCTGATTTAGATAATCGCTATGATATTGACATCAACCATCGTGACGAGCCTTATGCTATCAGGGGCGCAGAGATGCTCAAGAAACTTGCAAATGGCATGAGAAGGGTTTTAAAAAGCCACAAGGTATAATTAATAAGCACTGTGGCTTAGGTCGCAGTGCTTAGATAATTAAACTAAGGAGAAAACAAATGGTTGATAAGAGAGTATTAATTAATTTTAGTGGGGCGCAACATGACGCCATCGCAGAGGCCGCCAATAAGTCGGGTCTAAGTTTTAGCGCATTTGTTAGGATGTCATCTATTGTGGCGGCGACAAAAGCTGGCGTTGAAGTTGCCAAGCCAGAGACATCTGACGCTGAGAATATACAGGTTGTGGAATGATTGTCGTCGGAGTTGATTGTGGTTTCTCTGGAGCGATTGCACATTACTGCACGCGCACTAAAGATCTGGATGTCGTGGATATGCCGACAGTGCTTAACTCTAAAAATAAAACGGAAGTTGATATATACACGCTCCTGCATATTTTTGAGCCAGAAGCAAAGTTAAGAATGGCTGTGATTGAGCAAGTGGCATCGAGGCCAAATCAATCATCGGTTGCCACGTTTAGATTTGGCATGGGCTACGGATCTTTGCTTGCATGTGTGGCGGCTAACAAAACGCCAATGCATTTAGTGACGCCTCAGAAATGGAAGAAACATTTTGGCTTGTCATCTGATAAGGATACCAGCCGACAGTTGGCGATGCAGAGATTTCCAGACCATGCTGATAAGTTTGCCAGAAAGAAAGATGATGGCAGAGCTGAAGCGGCACTCATTGCGCTATATGGCGCAGAAGTTTTAAATAAGTAAATTAGGAGAATACAAATGCAAATAATACCCAGCGAAGAGCTGTCAAATAAGGCATACCACGAACTGCCTGCAATCTCGTCAAGCGCTGTGAAGACAGTCGCAACGTCATCATTGTACCACTGGAAGAATGCTAAGTTTAATTCTACACCAGCTATGATCTTGGGATCTGCGTTTCATGCGATGCTGTTAGAGCCAGAGAAAAACTTGGTTACAAACTCTGGGTTGCAACGTCGTGGCAGTAAGGCTTGGAAAGATCAGGAAAATTTTCTAGGTGACGATGAGATCCTATTGCCAGAGGGCGAGTATGAGCAGTGTCAGAAAATGGTTGATGGTTGCCTGCAAAACAAAATGGCTAGAAATTTATTAACCAATGAAGATCTGCTGGCTGAATATAGCTTTATAGCTGAATGCCCAGAAACAGGGCTTGAGCTAAAATGCCGCCCCGATGGGCTGTTAAAAGAGGCTGGTATAGTAATAGACCTAAAGTCATGCTTGGACGCATCCTATCGTGGTTTTGATAAGGCTGTGAGAAATTACAGGTACGACTTGCAGGAATGTTTCTATCGATACGTCTTAAAGTTGTGCGGCTATCCAACTACAAATTTTATATTTATAGCAACTGAGAAAAACAGTTATGCTACAGCTTGCTATGAAATGTCAGATAAATATAACAAGTATGCCGAGGCAGAGATGTTTAAGACATTGAAAAAAATAAAAGTGGCACAAGATACAAACACTTTTGATACAGGCTGGCCTGAGCTGGATACGATTAGTCTTCCAGCTTATCTTGATGAAGACCACGGCTTATAAACTAATCCCAGCGTAGGGGTACTACGCATAACCTAAAAGGAGTTGTAAAATGCAACACATAATATCTGGCGTGAAGGCGCTATATCCAAGACTTAATTCTACATACAGATTTGACACGGAAGAGTATCGTAGTGTCAAATGTGACCCAACCTCCGAGGGGGCGGCATACGAACTGGCATTTAATCTGACAGGTGAGCAGTGCAAAGAGCTTAATACAATCTGTATGCAGGCATATAAAAATGCGGCGGCGTTAGAAACTAGTAAGCGCAAGTGGCCTGAGCAACCATTAAGTTTGCCATACAAACGTGATGATGATAAACAAGGCCACTGGATTGGCAAGGCAAAACTAAAAGGCGCTTATTCTGGCGAAGCCACAAACCCACCACGTCAGGTCGATGCATCACGCAAAAAATTACCTGATGGATTTGAGCTGACATCAGGGTCAACTGTGAATATTGCAGTGACAGTCGTGCCGTTTAACGCAAGCCAGCAATTAAATGGCGTGTCATTGAGATTACGTGCAGTGCAAGTGCTAGAGCTGGCTGAGAAGCAGGAGAGTGAAGATCCATTCACTGAAGTTGCTGGCGGTTACTCTGGCGGTGCGGCGCAAATTAATGGTGTAGAGCAAGATCCATTTGGATTGCCGCCAGCACAACCAGCTCAGTCAAATGATCTGGAAGACGAAATACCATTTTAAATTAATCACAGCGTTAGACAGAACTGATCGAGGTTTTGTCTAACGTCCATATAAAAGGAGAATATTATGACAAACGGAAAATGGTCAAAAGAAAATTTTAAAATATACGATACGCAAAACCCACACATTTACGAGCAGTTTAAACATTTTGCACTGATTGTAACTGAGAAGCGTGAATATTACTCAGCAAAATGTATATTTCATAGGGTGCGCTGGGAGACAATGATGTCTGGAACTGGCGATCATAAAATTGATGATGGATGGATTAGCCATTATGCTCGTAAATTCATGGACGAAAATCCAGAGCATGAAGGCTTTTTTAAAACACGTAATCGAGTAAATTCATATCACTCGTAAATTAATAGGGGATAAAATGCAAAACACGAAATACCCAAATGCAAATTGGGATCAGTATTCAAATAAAATTATAAGTGCATTATCATTGAAAAAGACTGCCATTGGCGAATATCATGGAGCTTGTCCTGTATGCCAAGGTGTAGATCGGTTCTGGATCAGGGAAGACACAAACAGCGACGTGATGGTAGCTTGCAGGAAATGTAATGATTATGCTGGCATAAAAGACGCACTGAGAAACCAAGGATTGTGGCCTGATGAAAATGAGAAGCCAGTGACAAGGGAATACACAATTAGCTGGCCTGAGCCAGAGCCAGAGGCGACGCATCCATACCTGAT